ATTCCTGATTTAGGGCCTGATTTCAATATTGATCTCTTAGGGATTAAAGGATTTGAAATTGACCCATCAGAAAAAGGAGAGAAAGAAAGTTTATATACAGAAAAAATTGAAATCCCAAATTACGTGCCAAATGGGCCTTGTCCAAAAATTTCTGAACTATTTGATCTTGAAAAATGTCAAAAGCTATTAAATGAAATAAAAGAAAAAAATTTATCAGACGATATTCGATTATTTTTAGAATTTGCTAGCTATAGGCATATAGTTTTTAATTATGAAAAAATTGCTGAATTTTATGCTCATGCATCAATTGAAGTGCAAGACTTAATGGAAAACTCAGCACTTGTGATTATTGATTTTAATAAAGCTATTGAAAATGGATTTGTAATGCTTTCTAAAAAACTTTCTCAAGAATACTTGTTTGAAGAGGATTAAAATGCAAACAAGAAAACATGCAATTTTAATTTTAACTCACGGCAGGCCAGATAAAGTTGTAACATTAAGTACATTAGAGAGATGCAACTATACCGGAAAAGTATTTTTAATAGTTGATGATCTTGATTTAACTAAACCTAAATACCTAGAAAAATATGGCAATAAAGTTATAGTTTTTAATAAAAAAAAAGCTGCTGAAATAACTGATAGTGGTGATAATTTTAATACTTTAAAGGGTGTAATTTACGCTAGAAATATAGCATTTGAAATTGCAAAACAATTAGAACTAACTCATTTTTTAGTTCTTGATGATGATTATACAGGTTTTTATTATAGATTTAATGACAAAAACAATTATGAATATAAACCATTAAAAAGATTAGATCAAATTATTGCCGCTTGTTATGATTTTTTAGATGATTCTGGAGCAGACTGTATTGCAATGGCGCAAGGCGGGGATTTTATAGGCGGAGATAATTCAAGTTTTGCAGAAAAAATTAAATTTAAACGAAAGTTAATGAATTCTTTTTTTTGTAGAACTGATAGGCCATTTAAATTTTTAGGTAGAATTAATGAAGATACAACTTTATATGTAGATGGTGGTGTAAGGGGAAAAATATTTTTTACTACTAATCAAATAAGTTTAAATCAATACGTTACGCAACAAAATAAAGGTGGTTTAACTGAAATTTATTTAGATTCAGGAACTTATGTTAAATCATTTTATTCAGTAATATGGCAACCATCATGCGTAAAGATTTCTACAATTACTGGTCAACAAAGTACTAGGATACATCATAGAGTTAATTGGATTAATACGGTTCCAAAAATATTGAATGAGACTTTTAGAAAACGATCAATTCACAATGAGGAATTAAATGCCTCCTAAAAAGAAACCTATAGATCCAAAATTAGTTCAAGACCTAGCAGCGATTGGTTGCAAAACTGTAGAGATTGCTACCATTGTTGGATGTTCTGTCGATACTTTAGATCGGCGATTCGCGGTAGAAATGGAAAAAGGGAGAAGCAATCTCCGCGCTTCCCTGAGACGTTGGCAAATTGAAGCGGCAAAAAAGGGTAACGTTGCAATGCTGATCTGGCTTGGGAAACAGTTACTAGGTCAGTCTGAAAAAATTGAACAAGTTGCAGAACATTCGATTAAACAAATCTCTTATTCGGAAATGACCAAAATTTTAAAAAGTGATCCTTTTTTAAAAGGAATTAAAGACGATGGAAAATCTAATCAAGGAGATCGAACTTCTGAAACTGGAGATTCAAAACCTTCAAATGACGTGCCTAAAATTGGAAGCTGAGAGAGACGCTCATATGGAGGTCATCCGTCAGATATTCGAGATTAAAAATGCACAAGATATTACATCAGGGTGATTGCTTAGAGGTTTTAAAAACGCTTGAGAGTGAATCAATACATTCTCTCATTACAGATCCTCCAGCGGGAATCAAATTCATGGGAAAATCCTGGGATGACGACCATGGTGGTCGAGATACTTGGATTGACAACATGAAAAAGATTTGGGTTGAGTGTTACAGAATTTTAAAACCCGGTGCTCATGGCCTAGTCTGGGGATTGCCTAGGACTTCACATTGGACAGCAACAAGTCTTGAAAATGCGGGGTTTGAAATAAGAGACGTCATGACTCATATCTTTGGTCAAGGATTTCCCAAGAGTTTGGATATCAGTAAGGCGATTGATAAGACGTCATCAACCGAAGCTGCAAAACAATGGCAGGGCTGGGGCACGGGGCTTAAGCCCGCTTCTGAGCATTGGATCTTAGTTAGAAAACCATGTGAAGAGAAGTCCGTTGCAAAAAATGTATTAAAGCACGAGTGCGGAGGAATTAATATTGATGGGTGTAGAATTGAAAGTAATGAAAAATTAGCCAGACCTAAAAATTCAGCAAACAATTTAATTTTTAGAAGTTTTAAAAATTTTGGAAATCCAAATGAGCCCCACGGCCGTTTCCCAGCTAACTTAGTTTTGTCTCACACTGAGCACTGCACTGACGTTCAATGTGACGATTCATGCACTGTAAAAATGCTAGATGAACAAAGTGGATTATTAAAAGATAAAGTATCTCGATTCTTCTATTGCGCAAAGGTGAGTTCAAAGGAGCGAAATGAAGGATTGGAAAATGAAATAAAATCTAATCCCATGAGCATTGCTAGACCTAATTCAGTTGATATGTCTGGAAAGTTGCCAGATCATGATGGGCGAATTAAAATAGGGAATTTTCACCCCACGGTAAAGCCTCAGAAGCTCATGCGCTACCTTTGCAGGCTTATTACGCCTCCTCAAGGGATAGTTTTAGATCCTTTCATGGGTAGTGGGTCCACAGGATTAGCGGCGTTGAAAGAAGGATTTCAATTCATCGGAATTGAAAAAGAATCTGAATACTTCGAAATAGCTCAAAAAAGAATAGAACATTGTGATTCATCCAGAGATTCAACGCATAGCCTTGGGAATTAAGGCATTACATGACCGATGGATTCCTCACCCTGCTCAGATTGAGATTGGAAGGCCACTCATCTCAGGAGAGGTAAAGGAATTATTTGCTCAATGTGGGCGTAATTTTGGAAAGTCGGAGTTAGTCTCTTATTTACTGTGGCGTTATGCTTTCACATTTCCCAATTCTGAGAATTACTATTTCGCACCGTACATGAAACAAGCCCGGGAAATTCTTTGGTCCTCCCGTCGTATTCAGGATTTTGGACCGAGTGAATGGATTGAAGATATCAATAATACTGAGATGCGAATCACGTTCAAAAATCAAAGTTTTATCAAACTTGATGGTTCTGACAACGTGGAGGCGTACCGAGGAGTTAAACCTAGAGGCTTATCGGTATTTGACGAGTTCAAAGACTTTAGACCTGAGTTTTATGAGGCCTATGATCCTAATCGAGCGGCTTTTGATTCACCTCTTATGATCATTGGAACCCCCCCTGAGTTTGAGGGTCAATTTACTAAGCTAGCAGAGACTTATAAAACAGATCCGAAAAAAAGGTTTTTTAGATTTCCTAGTTCATCTAATCCTCACATCTCGACAGAGTGGTTAGAGTCAAAAAAGAAGGAACTATACGACCGAGGAGAAGGGGATAAATGGGAAAGAGAGTACGAGGCAAACTTTGTTCGGGGGGGCTCATCTGCCATCTTCCCGATGTTGAGTGAAAGATTCATCCATAGCCACAACACGCTGATGGGTGAACTGTGGCGGGATCGAAAGAAATTAACATGGTGTGTTTGGTTAGATCCCGCTGCAGCTTCTTGCTTTGCCGTTCTCTTTTGCGCAATCAACCCCTATTCAAAGACAATCTATTGCCTAGATGAGGTTTACGAGACGGACCAAGGTCAAATGACTGTAGGCAAACTCTGGCCTAGGATTCGGGATAAAAAGAATGAGCTTTGGGATGATGGGGAATGGCGGCAAGGTTATGACGAGGCAGCCACTTGGTTTGCCAACGAGGTTCTAGACCTTTTTTCTGAGCATCTTGAGCCAACCCAAAAGATGAAAAATGACAAGATGACAGGATTATCTCTCATTAAAGACGCCATGCTCTATGGGAAGCTTAAGCTATCAGATAGGTGTCAGAAGCTTTTTTGGGAATTAGAACACTACCGAAAAGACTCTTCAGGAAAGATACCAAAAAAAGATGACCATTTAATTGATTGCTTGAGATATATTTTTGACGCTTTTCAGTATTCCATTAAAAATGAAGTTGAGCCCAAGGTAGATTCAGTAGTAGCTAAACGAGGCTATACTTTAGAGCAGGATTTTCCTGACCTATACAAGAATGAGGAGTATGAATGGACTTAGAGGTGCTTTCTATGGTGATTATTATGTTCTTTCTCATGATGACTATTCTAAGCTTCGTCATGTCTCTCTTTTGTTGGATTGAAGTCAAAGCCATGCAAAAAAGCACACACTCCATTCAGTATGTCCCAGCTAACTCTGAGTTTGAGAAAGTTTCGAAAGAGCTGGAAGAAAATTTTAATAAAGATATATTCGAGGCCGTATGAGTTATTTCTTTGATGGCGCATTAGACACCTTAGATAAAAGCTTCTCTCAACCTAAATACCCTCTTTATTCTTTGAATTTGGATGATCCGAGAAATGATCAAGACGTTCTCAGATGGCTCAGCAGTGAGTTAGGCTTTTTAGAGCAAGAGAATGAGCCACGTATTCGGGTTATGAGACGCAATCTTGCGCTTTATAAGGGTATCCAGTATCAAGAGTTAGAGACGCGCCTAGACGCCAGAGATCGTGGCACAGACCGTGCTCAAGTGGTACGTAAGATCGTCTGTAACCATCTTTACGATCTGACCAAGAATCGAGCTTCAAGACTTATTAAGTTCAAGCCTAACGTAGCCATCCT